AATCAAGTTGTGAATGATGGCTGGAAAAATATAGCTCAGCATAGAGGATTATTTCAAGAGATCTCTGGAGCATTGATGCCGCTTGTGGATACAATAAATGTTAATAGTGAGGATAAGTTCCGTTCTATACTACATGGTACATTTTATGCTAGTGATAATCCTTATAAAGTGCTTGCTATGTATAAAGTTGGTCAAACATATAGTTTAAAAAGGGGGCAGGAAGAAGAAGGAGAAAGGGTAATACTCACAAGAATTACAGAACAGAGATTAGATCTTTTATTATTAAGACAACCTAGAGAGAATGACCTAGATACTCACCCAATTGGATATGTGTTAAGACTTGCTAATAATGCAGAAGAAGTAGGACAACAGCAAAATGATGCGAGACAAGAAATCGGAAGACTTAAGAAACAACACAGAGGATTTATACCTATTACTTCTGGAAATGAGGTGGTTTTATTTCCTATTGTGTTTAATAGAGATGCACACGAAGCAGGTAATCTTATACTTTTCCCAGAAGGGATAGGAAGAGAAGAGCATGTACACAGGCTTGATCGTCATGTTCGCAGCTCAAGACCAGGAGGATTAGTGGGACCTGAAAGTGTTATTGATGAAAATCCACCAGAGGGTCTATTATCAGATCAGACTCGTGAAAACTTTAGGCGTTTTTACGAAGAAAAAGCACCAGGACAAAATTCGATTTTTTTGCTTGATATAGGCGACAATCTACATGTTCCCTTTAGTTACTTGCAAGGTACTAGAGCACAGGTAATAGAAACATTAAAGTCAAGAATAAGGGGAGGTGGTACTCCTACAGCACAAGGAATATTACAACAAATAAATGCTATCCTTCGTAGAAACAACGCTCGTGAGATAGAAGATGTGCATGATCTACTTGCACTAGACTTTGCAACAGATAATCAAAATTATCGTTATTGGCTACAAACTCATGACATGTTTTTCGCTGCACGACAATATACTTTCCTTGATAATCAATCTCATTCAACTAATGATCATTATGGTTTTGAAATAACTTCAGTAGGAGTCGATGGAAATCAAAATGATCCAACAGGTAGGGGCTTATTAAGTAGTCACATAACTAACTTTAAACAAAAAGTAGATTCGGGTGAAAAAGATAGATTAATTGCTATTATTAATGTAGGTAATCGTCATTGGGTTACATTAGTTATTGTACACCAAAATGGAAATTATTATGGGTATTATGCTGATTCACTTGGTCCAGATAGTGGTATTGACAATAATATTCGAGGAGCTTTAAGAGAATGTGATATTAACGATGATAATGTCCATAATATTTCCGTTCATCAGCAAACAGATGGCCATAATTGTGGCATATGGGTATACGAAAATGCTAGGGATATTAACCAAGCTATTGATCAAGCTTTACAGGGAAATAATAACTTTGGAGAGAAAGGTGAAGGTATTATAGGTTATATACGTGGTCTTCTTAGTGCAGGCATTGGAAATGACACTAGACAACCTCGAAGAAATGAACAATACTTTGAAGATCGGAGAAGAGATATTTCACAATTACTCCAAAATGATCCTAACTTACCTTCTCGCCGGAGTGATTTAATTCAAGCTCATCCAGGAATTCAACATGAAATTGATCCATTACTATTACAATTTTTAGGACTCCAATACCCACAGCGTGGAGGTGGAGGAGCATTACAATTAGGCGGAGAAAGAGTGATATCAATTGATTTTGGTAACCCGCAGTCTGCATTAGATAAAATTGATGGAGTGAGTAGAGTTTATAACCATAGCAATAGTAGAGGTAGTAGGTAGAAGTTAATAGGTGGATGAAGTTTTCTTTACTCTATATTTACGCATTGGTTGTAATCGGTCTTCTAGGTTGTTTCTGCATATTTTATCTTACTATTACCCACAAATATAAATGTTTGTTGCGTAGCTCTTAATGGCATAACTTTTGCTTGAAATAACTGTTTATATGGTGCAATTTACAGCTTTTAGTTGCTAAAATTATAACTCTTAGTTTAATAATTTTAATCCAATAAGCTTTCAGGTTAATAAAATTAAATTATTTGAGTAAATACAATACTATGTTTTTATTTGTGGGTAATAGTAAGATATTTTATGGTGGTGTTTATTAACAATAATATAGAAGACTATTATTAAGACTCTTGTCCGTAAAGCACCTTCATTTGCTCCTCTCATGAGAGTGATATTTCCTTCAAATCAGCTAGTTTTAGATGCTGAGGTTGTGTGCCGTTTAAAATGGCTTCCTTAATTTTGGGTATCAAATAATTTAAACGTAATACCAATTCCCACTATGTAAAGAACAGATAGACAATAATGGGAAAGAAGTGATACTAAAGTAGATAAAATAGAGAGGTATAAATGGCATTAAGGTCAAAACTGTTAGACGAAAAAGTTGTAAATTTGGCGAAAGAAATGTTAAAAAAGGTCAGAAATAACGCATATGTTTCAAAAAAGTTACAAGCGGTGATAGCAGGAAAAGAAAGTAGTATAAGCGCTGTGGCAAGAATATGTAAAATTTCAAGGACTGCTTTGACTGAATGGATAAAGCATCTAAAATTTGGTAGAGTAGAAAAATTATTTTCCCCTTCTCAGCGGCGAAGAAAAAGCAAATTAAACAAAAATCAACGTGAGCAAATTGAAATATGGGTAGAAAGAAATCCAAATATTACTATTAAGGAAGTGCAAATAAAAATCTCAGAGGAATTTGGCCTAAACATTAGCAAATCAACAGTGCATCGTGAGATACAAAGGATGAAGTTTTCTTACATAACACCGAGGCCAATTCACCATAAACAAGATAAAAACAAGCAAGAAGAGTTTAAAAAATACTTCAATAAAATAGTCAATTCCCACCCTGAAAAGGAGGTATTTTTTTGATGAATCACGATTTGGAACTCATTCAAAAATCGGACATGGATGGTTTAAAAAAGGGGTCAGAACGCAGGTTAAAATGAAAATTGGTAGACAAAATTTCTATATCTACAGTGCGGTAAATCCAAGAAGTGGTAAGAAAATTAGCCTACTTGCTCCATATGTAAACACTGATTGTATGAATATATTTCTGGAGCAGATGTCGAAAGATTTAGGCACGAAAAAAGCCTTTCTTGTAATGGATTGTGCAGGCTGGCATAGATCAAAAAGTTTGAAAATTCAGAAAAACATTACCATTATATACTTGCCTCCTTATTCACCAGAACTGAATCCTGTTGAGAGGTTGTGGCAATATATCAAACACAATACTTTACGCAACAGAGTCTACGATACCATAGGCTTACTTGAAGATGTTCTGTGTAATTTTATTGTCAGTATTTCCAGTGCTACTATTAAACGAGTTTGTAATGTTTCTTATTTGTTCGATTAGTAATGGAATTTGGTATAAGTATTCCAAACTCAGTAATACACCCTTCTTTTCTCACAACATAGCACTTAGGAAGGTTCTGTCGCATCTATAAATCCTGGTATGTAACATTTGTAGGAAAGTAGAAAAGAAGTGATATGATCATCTAAAAAAAAGCAAAGATGTTTCGTATTAGTTCAAAATTATTGCCATATTTCAAAGGATTTAGCTTTTCAGCAGAGATAATAATGTTATCTGTATATATGAAATGTAGATTCTCTTTGAGCTATCGAGATTTGGAAGAAATGCTGAGTATAAGGGGAGCAAAATGCTACGTTACAAAGGTGGGTTATCACCACTGATAGATGAAGCGGTAAGGAAAAGGAAGAAGCAGGTTGGCAGTAGCTGGAGAGACCTACGTTAAATTAAACGGCAAATGGGTTTATCTATACAGAGCACTATTGGTAATACTGTAGACTTTCTGTTGTGTGCTCGTAGAGACAAGTCTGCGGCACTTGCGTTCTTTCGTAAAGCCTTTAGAGAGAATAACCTTCCTGAGAAAGTAGTAATTGATAAAAGCGGCAGTAATACTGCTGCTCTTGATGATTTGAATACAGAAATTTCTGAAGATTGTAGAATCATGGTTTTTCAAATAAAATATCTAAATAATATTGTCGAACAAGATCATAGATTTATCAAAAAACGAATAAAGCCAATGCTTGGTTTTAAGAGCTTCCACTCCGCAAAGATTGGGAGTGTTAAATAAACTGTGTCAAACCGCATTTTTAGTTCAACTCAATTTTCAATCTGCCAGGAAAGAAAACATCAAGTTGAGAGATAGTTAATGCCCAATCATGTACAGGCATCGTCGACTTTTCCTCTACCTTCTTTATAGCACAATATACCTGCTTATACAAGGCATTTATGCTGGTAAATGAGCCTTTGGTCTTAGTGAATTTCCTAATTTGCCTATGTAGCCCCTCTATGGGATTGGTGGTGTAGATTATCCTCCTAACTGGACCAGAATACTTAAAATAACCAGACAAGTTTTCCCAATTATTCTGCCAAGATTTTATAACCATAGGGTACTTTGTGCCCCATTTTTCATCCAATTCCAACAGATAATTCTCGGCAATTTCCTTGCTTGAAGCTTGATATACCTTCTTTAAATCGCTCAAAAAACTCTTCGCATCTTTACTGGCCACATACTTCAGTGAGTTGCGTATCTGATGCACTATACACATCTGCACTTCCGCATTAGGAAAGACACTGTTTATAGCTGCAGGAAAGCTTTTCAGCCCATCAACGCAGGCAATAAGGATATCTTCTACTCCTCTTTCTTTGAGGTCATTTAGCACTCCCAACCAGAAGTTAGCTCCTTCACTTTCAGCCAAATAAAAACCTAATACTTCTTTTTTGCCATTTTGATCTATGCCTAATATGTTATACATGCATTTACTTACGCAATGCCCGTCCTCTTTGACTTTAAAAAACATGCCATCCATGAAAACTATCGGATATACAGACTGCAGCGGGCGACTACGCCATTCGTTGATTACTGGTAGCAATTTGTCAGTAATACTTGATATCTCTGCCGCCGATATTTTGTGATCATAAATTTCCTCAACATGTGACACTATATCTCTATAGCCCATACCACTGGCAAATGTGCTCAAAATCTTCGTTTCAAGCTCTGGATGTAAGTTTGTTTGCCTTTTTTTGACTATTTGTGGTTCGAAACTTCCTTCCCTATCTCTTGGCGTCAAAAGCTCAAATTACCCTGCGCTTGTACGTAAAGTCTTTGCATTCCTCCCATTTCTTCGATTATTCTCTTCGCTTTCGGCCGACAAGTGGTTTTCTATTTCACCTTCCAGGCTTACCTCCAGCAACTTTTTTATAAACGGTGTTAATGCTCCATCTCTTCCTGTCAACGGTCTTCCTTCTCGTATAGACGACAGGATATTTGTTTCTAATTCTTTATAATCTACCAAACCGGTAGTTCTGTTTACTACTTTCTGACTCATTGTCAAACCTCCATTTTTTTATATCAATTTATTACTTTTTTTTCGGTTTGACACAGTTTATTTAACACTCCCCAAAGATTACCATTACCGGCATAGAAAATATTCGTATGATTCAAAAAAGACAAATTATCGGGGCTAATGATAATGTTTCTACTTTTGAGAATTTTGCTATGCTAATTGCTCTATAACTCCCATAATCCCAGTTTAACGATCTTCTTGTACCACAATTTATAGATGCGACAGAACCCTCTATTTTACTAATCTTCTCTTTGTAAATTTGCTTTCTTTGCAAGAAAAATTCTACCCATATGTCCAGTTCATCTCGTGATTCCTGATTGTCAATTTTTCTATATTCCCTCGCCAAACTTAATAAATCATTTTCTGCTTCACCATCTTCATAATTATCTTCTTCCTTTATCAGATCTTCAGCATTCACTGACAATTCTCTTTCTATCTCCCACAACCTTTCACTTAAAAGAGTCTTGTTCATAATGATGTATCTGTGAGGGCCCTACATTAAGCTTTTTTGCTTTGTGTATATCCTCTTATTATTCTCCACTTCTTGATCTCTTGTCCTCCGTTTGGCTCGTATCTCTCTTTATCAGCATATTCTTCGGTTGATAAGCCTGTTGCTCGGTAGATAATGTCATTATCAAACCCTGCTTTAACTAGATTCTTTGCAATTCTTATTCTTGCTGCTTTTATATTACTTTCTTCTTCAGCTCGGACAGATTTGGTTAATGCATAAATTGTTTTGCTTCCTCCTGTTCTTTCTATGAAATTATACATTTCCTGGGTCTTAGATTTGTCAAAACAACTATCTTCTCTTAGCACCTTTCGTCTAGGAAAGAGATTTCTAATAGGAATTGATAACGCTTCGGCTATAACTTTTAGCTTTTCAGTTGGAATGCCGCATGTTCCTTGCTCGTATCTTAGCAGTGTATGATAATTTATGTTTGCTTTGCCTACTAAATCTTTTAGAGTATATTTTCCCTTTAACCTCCAGTTTCTTACTTTTTGTGCTATTTGGTATCTTAGAGAGATAGTAGTAGTATGCTTTGCCATACAGAAATAGATATTATATAGGTTAATACTACCAAATAAAGATATACAAAAACTTCTATGTTTGAATTTTAGTTGAATATTTCTTCACAATTGTGTATAATTATTAATGCTTTTTATCTTACTTTCTCATGGCTCTTTCTAAATTTCTTGATGCACGCAATGATTATGCCTTTAAAAGAATATTTGGCACTGAAAAGAATAAAGATATCCTCATTCATTTCTTGAACGATATTTTAGGCTTTACTGGTTTAGCTGCTATTCACGATGTTGAATTCTTAGCTACCATTTTGGACCCTGAAATTGCCGCTAAAAAGCAGAGTATTGTCGATGTTCTTTGTAAAGACTCTCAAGGTTCAAGATACATAATAGAAATGCAGTTTACTAAGACCAAAGGCTTCGAAAAACGCGCTCAATATTATGCTGCCAAAGCCTACTCAAGTCAAGCTGATCAAGGTGATAATTATCATAATCTCAAGGAAATTATCTTTATTGCTGTTGCTGATTGTATTATTTTTCCAGATAAGGCTGATTACAAATCTAATCATGTCATTTTAGATCAAAATAGCTTTGAACATGACTTGAAGGATTTTTACTTCGTATTCATAGAACTACCTAAATTTACAAAGACAAAAGAAGACCAACTAGAAAATATAGTAGAAAAATGGTGTTATTTTTTCCGATATGCAGCAGAAACAAGGGAAGAGGATCTAGATAAGATAGTTGGTAGTGACGTAATAATAAAACGAGCTTATGAAGAGATGAATAAGTTTAATTGGTCAGAAGAAGAGTTACTAGCATATGAACAAATGAAAAAACGCATAATGGATGAGATTGCTGCTTTTGCTCAAAAATTTGATGAGGGTCTTAGAGTTGGTCAAGAAAAAGGTAGACAAGAAGGCATCCAAATCGGCCATGAAAAAGGTAAAATTGAAGGTAAAATCGAAGGTAAAATCGAAGGTAAAATCGAAGTTGCAAAAAACTCACTTAAGGCCGGTGTCTCTATTGATGTTATCGCTGAAATAACCGGCCTTTCTTTAGATGAGATTAAGAAATTAATTTAACCTTATTCTGAGTTAAATGACCTTGAACGGAAGCATTACTTAAATAACTTTGGGGCCCTGAGTTCGTTTTCTGTTCTTTTACAACATCAACTTCTAATCTACCATCTCCGTTGTGCTCTATTGATTGATTTAATGTTACATCTAGCCCCTTATTAAATTCAATCATAAACTTGTCAAACTTTTTCGGACTTAATTTACCAGGATATCCAGCTTCTCCGTCAGGACATGCTTTCTCTACATATGAGCTTAAAATCCCTGAAATCTCATTAAATTTACCACTCATGACTTTTCTAGTAATCTCTTTTTGCATTCCCATATAATCAATATTTAACCGGTGCATTGATACACCACTTTTTAATCCAGCTTGCTCTACTACTTTCTCAAATCCCTTTGTAATATTGAGTGCATATCCCTGTGCTTCTAGTGGAGATATAGACTGATCTGCTGTAGAAACATACTTCTGACCTGTAACTTTTCTAATGAGCATGTCAAGTAAAATTATCGTACCATTTACATCCATTTTTGCATCTACTTGTGAGATTGGACTTTTAGTACTTTCAGGTTTAGAACTTAATAATCCACTTATTGAGCTTTTTACCCAACCAAATAAATCATTTATCCATCCAGTTGGTCTTGTGCTACTACTTGTTGTACTCCGACGATGACGAGCTTGCTCTCTATGTCTACTATGCCTATGTCTGTGCGTTACAGGTTGATCAGACAACATCATAACTTCTGGATTGAAAACATCATTATAGACTTGATCCTTATGTTCTTTTTTCACAACATTCACATCTCTTGCCGTACTTATTTCTTCCTGATGCTCTTTTAGAATTATTTCCTTATCAGCAAACTTTATGAATAATGTTTTCATTCTCGGTGTTTCGTAGAACTTACTAAGTGTAATAGTGCAGAGATCATTCTTAGTAATAGTCAAGTCAAAAGCATTAGTTATCATTAGATCATTATCATTACTACGAACAAACTTATAATTTCCTCCTTTTCTCGGTGTAATAATTTCACTACCTTGTTCTATATCTTGATTCGTGACCACAATAATTTCCTTATCCCTTTCAAACATCAAAGGCTGTGGTTTCAAACTCCACTCATTATTATCAAGGTTGATTTTCATAGGAGCATTATCCACAATCACATGAGTTTTGTTATACCAATTAACCCCATCTTTTAATCTCACAGTACAATACTCATGTTTTCTCATCTTACTCACAGATGAATCTTCTGTTGGCTTCACTTCAACTACTGTTGCTTCTAATAACAAATCATTTGCAGATTTTAGAACTTTTAATTGAAAATTATCTTGATTTGAGAGTTCACCTCTTACCTGCCTTACTACATTTCTTAAGTCAATCGTATCTATTGAATTCTCCTCATCAACATCATGAATAATAACCTCAGTAGTTTCAGAATCAATTACATATACATTTTCACCACCGTTACCCACTAAATGACTCCTATACGCTGGATTGCTATGTATTACTTCATGATTTCCACTTCCTATTACCACTGTCTCATTACTTAAAACTGATTGTATAAAAAATGACATTTTACTTACTCTATTTGCTACAGGTAAATAGTCTCTTATCACCTCTTCACTAGACTTATCACTACTTTCTAGCATATACAAATTACCTTTATTCCCTATTCTTATCTCACCACTCTTTCCTAGTCTGTAAGCAGGATTTTCTGAATAAGAGATTGTGACATTAAATTCTTTATTTGACTCAACAAAATTGAATTTTACTTCATGTTCAGTTCTGTTAAAAACATTTATATATTTTACATCGATACTTTTTATATCAACTGCCTGATATGCAAACCAAAACGTGTTGTTTACATTAAATCTTTCAGGGCCATAGATAAAACTAACCTCAGCACTTCCACTGCTATTTAATGGTACTAGATAATCAAAGCTTCCTTTCAATGCTCGATTGTATACTGCCGTATTAGGCCTTACTACTATTTGCATTTGATAATCACAGCTATCATCTATTATGTTTATTCTATCTTTAATTTCTTCATTACCACTTTGACCATCTATCAGTCTTACATTACTATTACAACCATCACAGGAAACTGTTATTGTCTCTGCTTTATTTGCTCTTCCTATTACCTTATTTATTTCACATATTTTTAGCCAATTGTCTCTGAAATAGTCTGCTATCTCTCCTATCTCTAATTGAATGTTTAATTGCTCTTCCTGTAAAGCAAACAATGTTGTATCTAAAGTATTGATTCCACCTTCTCCAGATAGATGTCCCTTTATGTACTCTGCCTGTAAAACAAATATATCGTCTTTATTTCCTCCATAATATTCTTTAGAGCCATTATTCACTACAAAGATATTTGGACTATTTAAAAATCCTTTTGCGTAATCTTTACCTTCTCCGAGATTAATTAAAGTATGATCTCCTGTTTTATTTGCGAATATACCAATTGCATTTTCACATAGATATGATCCATAATCTGGTGCAGGCTCATCATTTCCCTGTGGTAAACAAAATACTCGACCTTCATTTAAATCATCGGGTCTTGCTCTGCTCCATCTTATACCCGTTCTTTTTCTATCAAGTAGTACTTTACTATCTAGTTTATCAGTAGTAGGAAAAACATAGCTTTGAATATCACTATGCTGTTTTAAATACCCAAGTCCTTGCTTAACTAACTGATTATAAAGTTGTTTTTTCTCCATGAGCTCTTCTATATATTGTTCGGGCTTCATACCTATAAACGCACGTAAACCTTCAACAAACTTCTCATCTCCAGTTAGATGAATAATCTGATCAATTTTATCAACTCTCTTTACTGCCATATAAATATCAGTGCCAACAAATACTACAGCGCCAATTGTAGCTCCAATAGGACCAGTAACACTTGATACTCCTTCCAGTACTCCAAAAGCTTCAGCAACTTCCACACCAATCTCTGCAGCGTCAACACCTAAGTAAATACTATCTCCTACTACACCAACTAGTGCCTCTTCTGTACCATTTTTAAATGCTTTTATCTGATTTACTAGATCATAGACAACAAAAGCAGAAGTACCACGAGCAAGAAAAGGTGATGCTGCTTTTAAAGATTGACCAACTAATAACTTTCCCTCTTCAGCTAATTTCAGTCCTTTGAGAGATGCGGCTTCAGCAACTTTAGCAAATCCTTGACCACCGGCTATAAAACCAACATTGATTGCTACACCTTGATAATTACTATTTAAAAAGTCAGCGAGAACATTTTTAGCCATCATTCCGTGCATGGTCATGCCTGAGACTCTTCCCACTCTACTCAAATGATTCATGATTTTTTGATTGCTAATAAGCTTACTAACAAGACCTTGAGCATTACCTGTTTCACCTGCTAGTTGAATTAGCTGACTCTGCTTTCCCTCTGGCAAATCTTTAATGTAACTGACAAACCTTTCACTATCTATCTTAATCTTACTTAAATCTCTTTTTTCATCCTTCTCCTCATTAAACTCATCTACATCTTCCCAGGTGAATAAACACTTTTCACCAATAGCTTCTCTCTTACTCCTTCCTGAACTTGTGCTCGGTAAACATTCTTTAGCTGAAACTTCACCTCCTTGTTTTACAGCTTCTTGCTGCTGATCAGAAGACTGAATAAGTCTTAATTTTTCTATAAGCAAGTTTGCAATATCTTGCTGCTTATTAGCAATAGCAAATTTTAGAAGTGTTTTTTGATTACGATTACGAGCGTGGAGAACTGCTTTAAGTGTGTCATCATCTTTTCCTTTTAATAAAGAATTAACTTTATCTTCTTTACCATCTTGAACATCTTGAAATAATTTATCAATGTCACTAAGTAGATTCTTAACAGATCCAGACTTTGCTAGATCTAGCGGTGTCTTACCTTGTGCATTTTGAACATCATAATGCGCTCCTTTTTCTAAGAGTAATTTTACTATCTTTAAGTAACCTAATTGAACAGCAGTGTGCAGCGGTGCCCTTCCACCTTCTTCTTTAGCATTAACATCAGCGCCTTCTTCAACAAGGAATTCAATTACATTCAAGTTTCCAGAATAAGCAGCATAGTATATCAGTGACCTACTAAGTTCGTCCTTAGCATTAACATCAGCGCCTTTTTCAACAAGGGATTTAACCACATCCAAGTTTCCAAAATAAGCAGCCCATTGTAGGATTAACACATTACGTTTGTCCTCATCATTATTATTCAAAGCACCTGGTACTGTAAAAACAAAGTCATCAAAGCTGTAGTTTTCATAGTCAATACTTTGCAGCGGTGTCTTTCCATATTTGTCCTTAACATTAAGATCACCACCTTTTTCAACAAGGAAGTCAATTACATCCAATTTTACCTTTCTAGCAGACAAGTAAAGAGGTGTCCTTTCATCTTTGTTCTTAGCATTAACATCAGCTTTACCTTCTTCAACAAGGAATTTAACCATATCCAAGTTTCCACTTTCAGCAGCCATATGCAGAGGAGTTACTTGCCAACCTGTACTCATAGCATTAACATCAGCTTTACCTTCTTTAACAAGGAATTTAACCATATCCAAGTTTCCACTTTCAGCAGCCATATGCAGAGGAGTTACTTGCCAACCTGTACTCATAGCATTAACATCAGCGTCCCAGTCGTTTACCAAAATCTTAGCAACTTCTAATTGTTTATTGAGGGCTGCTACGTGTAATGGTGTGCAACCTTGATATTTATATTCCAAATCTTCATCTTTCTGGGTTTCATCTGCAGTACTTAATAATATACCACTTCCTTGCATCTTAAGATTAGGATTTGCTCCACTCTCTAAAAGGATTTTGGTCACTTGAACATCGCCTTTAAAAGCAGCATAGTGTAGTGGTGAGCCATATTTATCATCTTGACCATTAATAATTGCTTTTATGAAATCAGGTTCTATATCTTGATCTTGTAATATATTATTTATCATTTGATAGTCTTTATTTTTAATAGCCTCGGTAAGGGTCTTATATGAATCATCCAGTTTCTTTAATAATTCAAGAATTTTTGATGATTGATCAGCAAATTTGAACATCAGTTCTAATGTTCCCATTATTTTTTGCTGACCTATAAGATTTAAATGCAACCAAGTTTCACTCAAGAATTGAATACCACCACATTCATAGATTTTTGATATCAAATCTTGTAATTCTTCATTTGTATCCATGCTTTTTATAGCTAATATATCTAATATTTCTCCAGTCTCATATTTTTTATGACCTGAATTTTCTTTTAGCTTATTTATTATTTCTTTCAATCTTAATACTTCTTCTTCTACTTCTTTTAACGCATCATTAATTTCATAATCTTGTCTTATATACAAATTTAATACCCGTTCCAGCAAATCTTGTTCATAGTCATCAAGAGATTGATATCGATTTTCTTTCTCTTTTCTTTCGTCTAGTGAATAAAATTGATGATATAAGTGTTGATAATCATTGAACTTAAGCATCTCTCTATAACCAGTCAAAATTTCATTATATACCTTGCTATCAGGGTACTGTTTGAATGCCCCTATTTCTTCTTTAGCATTAGTTATATAATCACGAAATTTACCTAAGGCATTTTCTACTAGATTAGTATTACTATCCTCATAAAACTTAAAAAGTAGTTTTGGTATATTATCTGGTAGAAGAGGTATTCTTTTATTATATTTGGATGATTCATCCTTGTAATTAAGCGATAAAGATATTCCTTGTTGATGACTCTCAACAAATTCATAACCTTCGAAGTCAGGAGAACTACCTACATTATCAATAATTAGCTTTAGTATAGTGCCTAGTGGATTACTACTTTTATTAATCTTCTGATTGTGCAACTTATGTACTCCATCTAAAAGCTCATGGATGTAGTGTATCTGCTTAGCATACTGTAGTGTTGTTTTTGAATATTTAATATCCTTATGATTATATCCTACACCAGCTTTTAGTAACAGTTCGATTCTCTCAAATAAATTCAAAAACTCTTTATCAGAATGAAAAGAAGGCTGACTATTACTAGCATAATTCAGTTTATTTATAGGACTATTTAAGCTCTCGTAACAATATTCAAAAAGCAATACATTTATAACATCAGAGAAATCAATACCCTTTTTTATAGCGAGCTCAGTTATTTCTTTACCATATTTGAGGGATTGTACGGCAATCAATTGGGCAGGGGAGATCTGACTACTAATTTCAGGATATTTAAATCCATTAACAAGGTTACTATCAGTCTTTTCTATTAACAATTCAATTACATCTGACGGGGCAACGTACTGAAAAGCTTCAAGTATTGGCAATTCTTGTCGATGATTTAAATCTTCATAAGGTTTACCATCAACTATATCTAGCTTTAAACAAGATCTAAGAACATCAAATTCAATCTTTTGAAATATACGTTGAACTAAAGTCTCTGAATCCTTATCCTTCCAATTAGGATCATAAGAAAATTTTTTAACGAGAACTTCTAAAACATCTAGGTGAGCATTTTGAGCCGCTAACCATAAGGGACTATAGAACCATTTATCACGTTTTAGATATTTCTGTAAAAATTCTTTATTAAGTTTTGTTTCTAAGGCTTCAACAAGTTTTATATACCCCATTTCAGCAGATACGCATAATAATTTTAGTTGATCATTATTCTCAATAACGTCTACATTACTTTTTTCTTTTGTCGACAAAGAAAACTCAACTATCCCAAATAACAGTTTGGTTGATTGTTTACCGTTGCCATTATAATCATATCGTGTTGTTTGATCAAGAAGCTTTGTGAGTAGGGTTCTCAGCTTATTCTGCTTATCAGGAAAGTCGATGTTGCTTTCAAAATCTTTTTTTGCTTTTAATTGAAGAAACTTAGAAATTTGTATCCTATCATCCTCAATTAGGTTTTTAGTTATAATATTCTCAACAAAGTCCTCAAATTTATCAGATTTAACTGACTTAAACCTTTCCCAAAAGTAACTAGCAGCAAAATATTCAGCAAAAGTACGGTGAATGAATCTAGGCTTATTATCAATAACTTGTTCAATAATACCTGTACTTTCTTTCCCTTCTTTTATATCGTCAATTAATCCGCGTACTTTGTCCATTTCTTCTCCAGTAAGCAACTTCTTTACTTCATCTTCGTTAAAGATTGCATATAAAGCTAATTTCATATGATCTTCTATAAGTTTCTCGCGTCCTTCTTCAACCATCCCTTTCATATCTGGATCGTCAATATTCATACCAGGCTTCTTTTCTCCAAAGCGAATTTTATAAAACTTTATGTCAATAAATCTCTCATATAAAGTAACCAAATCCTGCTCTTCAATTTTCCTTTTATGTTCATCAGAAAGCTCCTGCTTATTAGAGTCATAAAAACTCTTGAATGCATCTGTGAAAACTTCAGCAACCATAGATGCATGTAGCGGTATACTCATAAAATCTTTATCACCTATGGATTTAGGAAGCTTACCTAGTAATTCATCAATAAAAACTCCTGAGCGTTGCTCATCTAATTCATTAAGTTTCAACTTTTCTTTCCAAAATTTCCTTAAAAAACCTTTCTGTTCTTCGAGAAGGAGTGGCTTTAATGAATATGAAAATACACTAAGTTGATCTTCTAGTTCTTCTTGAATAAAATTATAAGGACGAGTAGTTATCCATAGCTTTTCTACTTTAGAATTTTTTAGAACTTGCAGTAACTCAATAACTTTTTCTGTATAGTCAGGGCTAATCTCATCAAACCCATCAAACAGTAAAACAATCCTGCCCTGATTATAAAAATTATTAAATAGCTCTATTTCTAATAAGTCCAGATCCTGAGTGCTTTTTCTGTCCAAACTTATTTTACTGTCTTTTACAGTTATAGCATGGAGAACATTTTCTACCGTTTGTTCCCTTTTCCCCTTCTTTTCTGTTGTTTCTTCTTTTTCTCCTTGAAAGAGTTGAAAACCTACAATCCTGTATAGGAATTTTATCGCTTCTGCCTCGTTAAGTTTTGTTTTCTTCTCTGTTTCTATTTTTAATTCAGTTGAATAATCCAGCAAGTTGATTCTTACAATCCACAAAGATTCTTTTGTCTTTAATGCTAAAGGAGTCAGTACAGTAGACTTGCCCATACCAGGTTCAGCAGAAATAATTACTACTTTGTCTGTTATATCTGTAATTTTCTCTGGTTTATACTCCTGAATAGCCTGTGCATTTGTATCTACAGACTTTCTTAATTTAGATAGAGTACCATAAGATTTCTGCCATATCAAATCATCTCCCTCCTTTTTGAGCCAATAAATATTGTGTTTTTTGTGATTATCACATAAATGCTTAAAATCCTCACCTGTATCAGAAATTAATACTATATCCTGATCTTCCTTAAGGTTTTGCCTATTCACTTGACTGCTATAAGTTACAAGAAACTTAGAGTCTTTTTCCTTCAAAATTTCTTTTTTGATCTTTACTTGGCGATTAAATGTTCGGGAAATATAATAATCCTTAATATCCTCATACTTTGAATCTATGAGTGCTTTACCTATCTTTACCTTCTCCTTATTAATAAGCTTAGATAATACTTCTCCATCTAGTAGATGTTTTGACCCATCATCTACTAATGTACCTAAACTTACCTCCTTTCCTTGAAATATGACTTTTTCTCTTTCTAGAAGTTTTTCTTGTGACTCAGTTGTAAGATCAGTTAAGATATTTCTTTCATCTTTTTTTTCAGTATATTTAGTAGAGGAATCCTCTTTAAATTTAGCAGCTAGAGGATCTTGCTCTTGAGTAATGAGAATAACTTTTTTATTACTATTAGACTGTATTATTGAGGATAATCGATTGTATAATTCATCTACTCTTTTGTATAATTCATCTACTCTTTCTACCTCTATGTCATTACAGTGAATTACTAATATATTATTTTCTCCTCCTTTTTGCTTCAATTCAGTTATTGCTTTTTCTAAATAGTCATTATCCCCTCCAAGAGAATACAGATAATCTAAGTCTATAAAATCAGCAGTTACAAAATTTTGAACTAACTTAACAGCACTTAGTAGCTTTTCCTTTGCAATAATATTTAAAATTTGTTTATTAGGATCACTTACAAAATCTTCTAACTTCAATTCTTTAATTGAATCAGAGCTAAATTCAATATCACTGCCCTTAATCTTATGAAAATATATAATCCTTAGAATATTTAATATTGGATTATTAATAATCCTGTCTTTTACTTCATTAAAATAACTGCAACTTTTTGTTAAGTATGGAGCCTCTTTTGGCAACTTCCACCATTTTTGCACTTTATCGTGTACGTCCAGAAAAATTGCATCAGTTTTAATATCAAAAAGAGATTCTCTGTTTTGTAGATAATATTCGCTTATTTCTTGCTTTAAAATTTCCTCTACTCCATCTTCTTTAGCTTGATTTGTAAAAAACTTTATTTTGTCTAGAAACTCTCTTACCAAACTTTTATCATGTTTTTCATCGATTAATGAAAGCCTAGGGAAATTCTTAACATTAATTTCAAATCTATAACTATCTAGTTTTTTGTTTGTTAAACCGTTCTCTTTTTCAATTTTGTCCTTCAATTTCTGAAAAAGTTGCTTAGCATTTTTTGGCAATGATTCTTCATTATTATTAAATTTAAGCATACTTGTTTCTTCGTCGAAGATAAGTAGATTACCTACTAAACCTCCAATACCTCCATTGATTGCTATGTCTCCTTTGTTTAATCTCTTTTGATTGCCAACCATATTGTCATCAATTGTGACAACATAATTATTTGTAACCTTGCCATCTTTTAACAAATCAATAAACTTTAAGGTTAAATGCTCTAATCTTTTTTCTTTTCTTAACGCCAAATCAAGATTACCAAAAGTACTAGGAAGTTTTAAAGAAAGCGATTGTAATTTTTTCTTTCCTGCTATCCAAATGGCGTCATTAACAATTTTTTGCGTTACTTCCTTTTCTTCCAATTTATTCTTTAAATCGATGACTTCTTGTGGAATGCCCTTTTCGACGAATTTAAGCCTACTCTCTTCAGAATCGAATGTAACCACACTTCCTATCAGTTTGCTTATTGTATCCGGAGATGTGTTCTCTAACATTGCTTCAACCAAAACTCTTATTTCTTCTGGTTTAGTTGTTGATTTTTTGTCGTATACTATTTTTTCACAAAGTACTTTCTTCAATATCCGCAAAAGGTCTTCTTTACTTTCAAAAAATTCATCGCGAAATTTCCATTTACCATCGCTCACTTTTCTTATAACTTTTTGTGCTAGGACAACATGGTAGCTTTTTATAAGCCCGTCTGACATCATGTTATCTGTGCTAGACAAAATGAACTTTGCAAAATTCTCTGCTAGTATTTTAGTATGTGATTCCGACACAATTTTTACTAAAAGACCGATATTCTCGTCTTTATACTCAAATTGAAACCTCTTTCCTTCTTCTTCGCTTGTATAAATTAGAACATCACCTGTATTAGGTTGTTCTATGCTTTTTTTCTCACTAAAGTTCTCTTTAGCAGGGGTATAAATAACAAAGTCACAATCTATATTTTGAAATTCACCTTTGAATATAACATCATCACTTTCTGGATTAAACTTATACTTAATTCTTAAGTAACTATCAAGGTAACTATGTAAACTAAAATCCCCACCTTTTTTTTGTACTTCTCCAACAGTAACTTTCTTATTGTCAGAATTATCTTTATGCTTAGCTTGTATAAATATAACTCTTGGTTTTTCTTGTCCACTCAAGTTATACCTAAAAATTATGTCATCAAGAGCTCCTACTCCATCAACATTTGTGCCTAAATAAAATTCGTTTATCTTTTCATCATTTAAAGCCCTGAACAAAATCAACATTAACAATTTAGTCTCATAAAGCTGTCCACTAATACCCGAAGTTCCACTTCTTTTTTGATAAAAATTACTGTTATCAGAAGGAGATTGCTCAGGGTGTTGCTTAACTGATGACTGTTTATGCAATTGTGTTGGATTATTAACTTGGCGAGAAGGTCCTGGCCGCTGATCATCTCGGTTTTCCTGTTTACCTTGAGCATCTATATTAGTTCTTTGTCGAGGTTGTATCTGTGTTTTTGAACTCAATAACGTTTCTAAGATTTGAATAATGCCTTGTTTATTAGGATTGCTATTATCAAGCTCATTAGCTAAGATTAGCGGTGATTTACCTGCATTATTTTCGATGTCAATCTTTGCCCCTTCTTTCAGTAGAAGTTCAACAATATCCTGATGCCCTTTACTTACAGCAACATGTAGTGGTGTATCACCTTTATTGTTTTTAGCATTAATATCTGCTTTCCACTTTTGCAGTAATTTTTTAGCTATTTCTTTTTTTTCCCTTTCAATAGCATAGTGTAAAGGGGTATTATCTTTATTATTTTTATCAATAATGTTAACCTTTACTCCTGCTTTTAGCAGCTCCTGAACTTTTTGCAGATTACTATTCTTTATAGCAGAAAATAGCTCTGTATTTTTTTCTCTTTCATCAATGTTAACCTTTACTCCTGCTTTTAGCAGCTCCTGAACTTTTTGCAGATTACTATTCTTTATAGCAGAAAATAGCTCTGTATTTTTTTCTCTTTCATCATCACTATCAATAAAGTTAGGAGAATTAGGATTTATTTGTTGATGCTGAGCGGAATCAATAGTACCTCGAACTGACTGACGATTATTAGAAGATTGCTGAGAAGAACCTGCCTGAGACTTCAAGTGTGGTATCCTTGAACTTCTCATATCTGCTTCACCTAGCACATTACTGCTCTTTTTTCTATCAACTTGCGAAGCAGCATTTTGATTAGCTAAACCAGAAGATTGGCTTACAGGAATAGGAGTTTTTGATCTTTTTCCTGGTTCTTTGATTTCAGAGCTAAAAGATTGGTGATCTGGCCTTGACTTTCCTGAAGGTGTTTGCTTTCCTCGATCATTTATTTGACTAGAAATTTCTGACTCCTGCTGTCTACTAGAGCTAAGTTGATGACTACCAGAAAGTGGCTGCCCATGTTCAGAAGACTTACGCTGTTTTGGATCAGAATGTAAAGAATGACTAATAGTAGCATGTGAAAAGTGGAGTCCTTTATGAAATATTACAGCTTCCTCTTTTTCTCCCCAAAGATTTTCATCTGATTGGTAACTTCCTAGTAATTCTTTGTTTGGCTCAAATACTTGAAGTCTATTCCCATTATCATAATAAGCAGTAATTTTGATATTAGCTAAAGATGCTAAAATAGGGACTTCTTCAAAAAACACATAATATGCATTATCACTTATTGCTTCTAGATAGGTTTCATAGAGAACTTCATCGTTCAAAAATGAATCTTTTATAATTTTAGGGTTATATGTATTACCATACTCCTTTTTACTGAGGCTAGAATTCAATATTAATGCACAAGACTCAAGATCTTCTATGATATCATTATATAACCTCTCCTTATTTTCTTCTTTAAGTAAGTCTTCAATACTGAGCAAAGTTTTTTGGTCTCTCGGAGAGTCGACATTACGCTCATTACGCTGAGTAATAGCTTTTTCTATTACTGGATATATTACTTTTCTGAAGTCACCATCATCACGAAATTTTTTTATAATTTCTTCTTGTAATTCTTTAATCTTACTGTCAGCTTCCTCGATTTTCTTATTTGTTTGCTCAGCCAATCCTTTTATTTCCTCAGATTTAACAGTTAAATCTCCTGGAGTGTTTAAAAACCCATCAAAAACCTTTTCTAGCTGATCTCTTAAAGGATTTGGCATCTTAGGATCACTTAAAGATGTAAATTGACTTAAAAATTTGTGCCATTCCATTCTCATATCTTGTGCTCTTTCAGCTTTATATGTACCAGAGCTGTTGTCACCAAAGACTGCATGGAAAAAGCAGTTGCCGAATCCTTCTGTAGTAAAGGTATCAACGAAAGGTTGTGCTTGATTATTATGTAAATCACTATCTTCTTCAAGATCAAAGCTTTTCTTATTTTCCACACCATAAACTTCTTCTCTAGGAACTTTTACATTTTCTGTAATATCTGCTGTAAGACCACCAAGAAGTGGTACAAAATGCTCCTTGTAATTTACTATTCTCAAGACCTTTTCATTACTATCTTTATGTAACTGATCAAAATTCACTCCTTCTATAAAAACTTCAGGGTCATTATTATCTGGTGTAATTTTAGTTACTGTAATTTTTTGACCATTTTCTTCATTAGTCGAATAAAAACAAAGCACCACACCATACTTATTGGAAATCATTTGACCTTCAATTTCGGGTCTTCCCCATATAGCTGGATAATCAGTTCCTGTAGCCATATTCTTAATGTCTTTTAAGTATTTACGAAAAGTCTCCCCTTTATCTATTACATTTATTTTAGTTTTTGGGTCTTGTATAGGACCATATGGACCTTTTAGCGCAGCAAAGTAGCCACCAATAGCAGCGTCTTTTATTACTGCTTCATAGGTCCAACTATCTTTATTATTATTTTCTCTAGCATAATCTGCACAATCTTTTCTCAGTGATTTTACATTAAACCTTTCACTATTTTCGACCAGACCTTTATCCTTTAACTCATTCAAGCCTTGAGCTACGGAGTCAAAAAAACAATCTCCTGTTTTAAGTGCTACTCCTATTTTAAGGTCATCAGGGTAAGAACTTCTTAATTTATTTAATAGACCCTCAAGATTTTGTTTTTTTGACTGATCTTTTTCCTTAGTTATCTTTTGGAAAATGGAAATAGGCTCTCTAGTTTGTAATTCTTTTAGAGTATCATCATTTTTGGGTTGTTGCTGAACCGAAGAAACTTGTTGATTAGAAGACCCTAATTCAGAGTATTTTTGTAATTCTCCTATAATAATCTGATTGTCAAGGCGTACAGCAATATCTAATGGACTACTGCCTATATTATTTTTGATATCAACCTTTGCTCCTTTTTTCAGAAGTAGCTTAACAATATCCTCGTGTTCTTTGCTTACAGCAACATGCAGTGGTGTATTACCATTATCATTAAAATCAATATCATTGATATTTCGTATCTGGATAAGTAACACTTTAATTTCATTAATCTTATCTAACTGAGGATTACCTGTTTTGTGCTCACGTATTGCAAGAAACAATTTTGCAATGTTAATATCATCAGGATTATATTGCCGCCTTAACCTAGATTTAGGTTGCAAAGATCTTTTACTCTGTTGTTTTTTCTTCAACAACTCAACTGCTTGTGAATCTCTTCCTTCATCTTTTAGATAATCCGATGAATGTTCAACTTTCAGCATAAAACCCCCCGCCTATATTCGAATGAAAACTTAATGTTATACTAGATATGGATATATGCTAATAAATACAATTGGCAATGCAAGTAATTTTTTATGTGTATTATAGTATTTTATTTTCACGCTGTTTTATTTTGCACTAAACTTGCGAAAGAGTTTTTTTCTATTTTTAAACTTTGTCTTTGCTGTAAATTACATCAACCTTTCTCAAAGAAATTACTATTAATCTAGCAATGTATTTCACTAATAACTTAACCACTTTCAGTAACCAAAACCAAGAAACGTGAGAGCTGTTTTCTTTGGAATCAATTGGTCTACCAAACGATACATACGAACTTTTCTAGATAATAATTTCATTATACGCTGAAATCAGCTATATTGGCTCACTTTTACTAAACCTACGTACGAACTGTTTTGCCTAAGCTTATGAAAATAATTTAAATCTTCTATTTTTATAACCTTATTTTTACGCGGCTTGTTCTCACAAATATACGACCCTTTTTGCAATCTTAGGAAGAGTCAATAATTCAAATTTTTGTGGCACTAAAATAGGAATTTCTTTAGTTACAGCAAGGTCTATTTTTTCGTAAGTAAAAGTGTTTTACAATTAATTATTAGAATGAAAATATCATACTTGGCTCTCAAGAAATTTCCTGTTGTGCAGTGGTAAGGTTTGGAGAAAAAGATTGGCTTGGCAACGATAATTTACTAGACTAAAGTTTATATTAAAATACAAAATGGGGTTGCGGGTATGGAATCTGGTTTGGATCACAATTACAATAAAATACTTGATATATTAAAAGGTGCTATTAAAGGCGACGATAATCAAGTTAAAGCAAGAAAACACCTTAGAGTAGAAAGATGGTTGAGGGCTTATATTCAATTAATTGAAGATTTTGATGAGGAAAAACTAATTTTTTTTTCTGATATATTCTCTGATAATTCTTGTTGGGATGGAATAAAATTAAAGAATAAAGCTGTTGGTGAAAGGCTAACTGAAGAAAAAAATAAAAATGGAAAAGAAAATCCGCTTGATCTTGCAGATAGATATTACTTGGCATGTAAATATTGTCTAGAAGATAAGATTCCTGGATTATTTGAACAAGTATTTATGAGATTTAAGAGAAGTGCCTTTGAAGAAGATGGATCTGATGATGATCTGAGAAGAGAATTATTGGAAAATATCGAAGAAACTAGCCCTATAGAAGCTTTCTGGTCTTTTCTTATTGATAAGCAGATTGGAAAACTAAACGAATATAAATCAGTTGAAGGTTTGCAAAAATCCATACAGATAAATTCTAATAAAAACTGGGAAGAAGGTATAGAGTTCTTCTATAATAAATTACACAATGATTCCAGTATTTCTAGTCAAGATAAAGATGATCTGTTAATTGAAGCAGCTTTATCTGCAGTAAAGGGTTACAAAGAAGTAGACACCATAGAGTTTTGCCTGTCTAAAATGGATGATGAGCAAAAGAAAAAATTACTAGATAGAGATTATAAGGAAAATACTTATTATGCAGTGTTGAATGTGCTAGTAGGTCAGTATTACTTTGATTCTTTTATGGAATTAAGCCGATTGTGTAGTCAGATTGAATGTGAACGTTACACAACTTTTTTATCTTCATTATCAGATCAAGTACTGAAGAATCCAGATCTGTCTGAAGAAACAAAAAAATGTATGATGAATGTTTGGGAACGTATAATAAAATTAAAAACTCAAGACCGCGGGGAGCAATCTATTTCCTCTATTTTTGTAGACTATTCAGTTACATATACAATAGCAAATTTAATTGTGGATCCAAGTAGACAAGGGGTAAGTAAAGAAGAAATATTAGGGAAGATATTAAAGCACGTAAAAGAAATGAGTGGTGAAGAGATGATAAAGGTTAAAGATTCTGTATTAAGTAAAATTCAGTTATTTCATGGGGGTAAAAAATTGCAGTTAGGAGAACAAGTATTTTCTAAATTAGCTCAAGAAGCTTCTAAAGAATCAATTTTGCGTGAAGCTGGTGATACTTTGCCACAGTCAAGTCTCAGTACGACTGATACCCCATATAATATAAAATCTTTAAGCCATAGCAAATAGGAGTAATATGCCAAGTAATGTCAAGCCGCTTGAGTTGGTACAGCTTCTGTTAATGAGAAATAAATCAAAAGACGAGTTCCTAGATTTTCAAAAAAGGTTCCAATCGTTTATCAATCAATCTCCTTCTTTTTTGCATTCAGTTGGAAAGCCAGGCTTTTTCCCTAGTTTCTTTTTTGGTATGTTTGCTACTGTATTAGACACAGAACTTGCTACTAAAATTGGTATTAAAAAACTTCATTTTCGTTTTGATGATAATAGAACTTTAAAAATAGCTATATTAACTAATGAGGGACTTAAGTGTATAACGATGTCTGATCAAGTTGATGGTAACATGCATCTAAAGTTCTCTCAAGGAGAGTTAGAAAAAATAGCACAGAAATGGAAAATGGGAGCAGAGTTTGATAAACTAGAAAAAGAAGAGCATGAAATAACAATTACAGGAAAAGAAGTAAAGCACGGAAAGGTTGATCCAGCTTTTAGTAAAAAGACTGATTATTCACAAAAAGGTTTTACAGAAATAGAAAAAGATCGTGACCAACAAGACCTAGAGAGCTTAATTTCAAAATTGAGTAATCAAGATTTCGAAGAAGTAAAAAAGAACGCTAGAAGAATGTTTAATTATATTACAAATGTCTATAAGAAATATGAAAAAGAAACTCTATTTAGCGGTAAAGAATCAAGTCATCATGGGTTTTTAGCTGGGTTTTTGATAAATTTTAAGTATCGTTTTCACCTAAAACTTTATCTCGAATTATTTGCTGGAAAAGGTTACGCAGACATTATTTTGCTTGTGCGCGGTTCTGATAAGTCGCTAAGCTCTATTCCTATTATTATTGAGCTTAAAGCAGGTACTGGTGAGATAAGTACAGTGATAAAAGCATTGAAGCAAGCACAAGATTATGTTAAGGGCTCTTTTTCTAACTCTATAAGAATGATTACTATAGCTAATGAAGCTATTTGTGTAGGATTAAATTTTGACATGGTTCATCACGAAAATGTTAAAATTGATGTAGAAAATTTTCTTAGTCGAGAAGGTAATTCTGTAATAGAAAAGTTACTTGGCACTGAAGCAACGAATGCTGAGGTGATAAGAACACAGCTAGAGTATCTTTACTATGGAATTGTTTGGAGCAATGGTGGAAGTGATAATATTAATTATGTCAGCAGAATGATCTTAGGTCAGCTAGTACTTATTTCTAATATTATTAAGCGTGAAAAGTTAGGTAAACATATTTTTATTTATGATCAAAATGATAAAATGGTTACTGGATCACAGAAACGCCCAGAAGCAGCAAAAGAAAGTATTGAGGATTGTGTTACAACTATAGTGCTAACTTTAGGTAAGAAGGTGCTTATACTCAACATAAATGAAAAAAATGAATTTGCATTGAGAGTGCCAGATAATAAAGGAATTCCTATTGAAAATATTAGGAGAATTCAAAACGTCAATGACATAAAGATACAAGAAATAACCTGTAACTTATACAGTACGCCTAGTAATAAGAATCCATTTGATCAGTACTGTAATAAGAATAAGGGAATTACAGTAAATACGTATGACTCATTGGACAAATACAAAAGAGGTAAAGAAATTTTACAAGGTAATTTTACTCGAATTGTGGAAAATAAAAAATTTAAAGCAGCTTTGAGCAAAGCTATAGAATCTGGTAAATATGATGATTACAAAAAACTATTTGAAGAAATTTCTCATATACTACATCCTTTCAAATCATTAATAAGCAATGAGGCTACATTTCAAGCTGTATTGCATGGTTTATTTAGTAGCTACGGAGAAGATAATATAAAAGTTATTACTGAATTTCAAATAGGTGGTGGAGAGAAGTTGGATGTTATGTTGGTTATAAATGCTACTGATCAAAAAAAAGAATACCCCCCAGTTGGAATAGAGCTAAAATTTGCTAAGAAAGGAGAATTGGATAAAAAAGAAAAAGATGCTAAGGACCAGTTGAAAAGATATAAAGAAGGTGAAGCGTATAAGGTAATTACTGATGCTGGCAAAGTGAAACTGATATATGCTGTTTTTAATAAAGGTGCAACAGATGAAGGTTCCCTTATAAAAATTGGTAATGAGTTTGTAGAGGTAGATGTAAGACATAGCTCTGTGGTTGCTTTTGGTCAACAGCCAGGTAGTCTCCAACAACCTTATGTTAAACAAGCAGGTCTATCTCGAGCAGTTAATCAGTGATCTAGTCTTAAGAAATAGTCATCTTAAGTAGGTTATGCTGTCGGGAAGTTTTGTGACAAAGTTATAGAAGGAAAACAAAATGATCCTGATACGAGTACATGGAGTGCTGTTAAAAGTTCGTTTTCCGATACATTTATTACTAAGCATAATATGAATTACATTTATAGTAATCAATCTCCAGTGAATTCCTTAGATAGCTAAGAGCTAAAAGTATGTATTGTGTAAATAGTTACCAAGGCTGGAAGGTTTTGAACTTTTTTTCACAACACTGATGTTCTTGCTAAAATATTTTTGAAAAAGTTAGTTGACTTATAAATAATTCTCTACTAATACTGGCATGTGTTTGTTTATTCTGCTGAAGTGGCTCCGCAGGTTACTGTATAAGCTTCAGCAGTTTCCGTGCTCCTTTAAAGCATCATGCTCTTATAGTAGTGATATCAAGTATAGGTCTTAACCATGTTGATTTATAGTAAAATTAGCTCAAATTTGGAGTCATAAGCAACTTTTAACCTCTCTATATACTCCATTGTTACTCACCATAAAAACTTAACAAAAGCTTAACGACGTGAGCAGTAAAAAGATTATGGTTATTGACTTAATGTTACATATCGCATACAATATATCATATATCTTAGCTTAAGGGGTAAGTATGAGTGAGTCTACTGGGATGGTAAAATCTATCATCAATCTACTAAAGCCAAAATCCAAATCAGAACTATATGATTTCGAATATGAGTCCATTATAGAACATCTATCATCTAAAGAGCATTTATTAAATGAGCTGATGAATGATATGTGGTACTCAGGAGACTTACCATCAGTTAGAAATCATAATGAACTACCTTCTTTAATTGATAGCAAACTTGGACTAAGCGAGCAAATTTGTGTTTGGTTTGCTCTGGACCATGATCTTACGCCAAGTCAAAAAATTTTAAACAAAAAGTTACTTAGTGCTCTAAAATGTTTAGCTTCTAACTGTGGTTCATTTGATAATACTGAGCCCCTTGAAGAATTTTTATATGATAATAAAAACAATAAAGATTTAAAAGTGATTCTTAACCTAAGAAGAGGAGAATCTCAATCAACAGTATTGCATGCGATTGCAGGAGCAAATATTGGTGGATTTCGTCGCACAGGAAATCAGGCTGTAGATTTACTCTTAGAAGCAGGCGCAGATCCTAACATACAGGATAGTAAAGGAAAAACACCATTATACATTGCTGCTGCCAAAGGTCATTACAATAATGCAAACTCTCTTTTCTTAAAAGGAGCTAACCCTAATATAACAAGTAGAAAGGGCAAAACTCCACAACAAATAGCAACTAATAAACTCTGCTATAATATAGAAGAATTATTTCTAACTGATAAACAGAAAAAGTTAAATGCAGAATTGTATGACTTACTTGTACTCGATTCAGACTGCACTAAAAATTTAAAGGAGTTTTTAAGTAAGCATAAAAGAGATTCAGACCTAAAAGTAGTGCTAAATATTCGGCAAGGAATGGGTGAATCAAAAGTGTTTTCGTATGTTGATCGTTTTGCTTGGGACAATGAAGGTCTTGCTCAAGAGTTAAGAAAGATATTTTTAGAAGCAGGAGCATTAGATTATGATATAAATATTTATCGTCAGCAAAAGAAAGGACAGGCCAGTAAATTACTCGTTAATTTAACTTCAAATCAAAAGGAGAAGTTAAATAATTTTTCTGATAAGGTATTTCGAGCTCAAAACATGGCTGAACTTGAAGAGATTGTAAATGATGCTATAAAGTCTGGTGTACGTTTAAATTATTCTTCTTCACAAGATTTTTTTTTAGGTAATGAGTACACTTTTACCGATTATGTGATGAAAAAAATCAGTGAGTTGGAAAAAAATCCTAAAGTTGCTAGTAGTATAATATGTCAATTAGTATCAAAAGGAGCAGTGTTTGGTAATACAGTTGATGCTAACACACTGACATCAGAATTTAAAGAGCATAAAACTAACCTAAAAAAAGCTTATAGAGATTATATTAGCAATTCTCATAAATTTATTGAAATCGCAAAAAGTGCAACCAATAGCGAGCTAAAAGATGCAAGAGTAGACAACTCCGTTTTTTACTTAGAATATTCTAAAGATAGTAAAATAGACATTATAAAGATAACAGATGGGACAAGGGATTTAGGTCTAACCGATGGGGATGTAAAGTGTGGAAGAAATATAGTAAAGATCGGTAAAAGTGAAGTAGAAATTAAAACTGAAGATGGCATAAGGAATTACACAGATCTTACAGAAGGCAGCGATATAGTATTAACCTTCTATACTAGTTTGGGAAATGTAGACGTTAGGCTGTATCCTGACGTACAGAATAAAAGCAAAATTATAGTAGAAGTGAGTAATAGAGAAGAAATATTAGAAAAATTCAAAGGTCGCGAAGAAGAGTTAGGCAATGATTGCGAGCTTGGTAACTACTGGGTCTACGATGCTATTGAACAGGGATATTTTGAAAGATCTGGTGGATTAATGCGTCCTGAAGTAATAAGCGAGTCTAACAACAAATGGACAAAACGTGAAGAGTTAAGAAGGACTTCTGATCCTAGGAGAGAAGTTTCTAGGTAGATTGATTTGCTAAAAAAGTTGAAGATTATTATTTAAATATAAACTACTATAATTTATAGGTTAAGGAGTTCGTACCAATGTCTTCTAAGAATACTCTTTTATGTTGTTTTTAAGCTGGCTACAAAATGAGGATATGGAACATACAATGGCTGGGCTGCCTTTTACACTCCAGATCTACTATTAAAATATGCAGCTAAAATTGGATACATTTTCTACCATTGTCGTATCTAGTCTGTTAAAATCTTCAATATTTATATTGATATCTTCGCATAATTAGGTGTCAACTTTTGTAACATTGATTTACTTTTCTATATCAATCTCAACATCTTTTGGTATGGTCCTTGATTCCTCTATATCAACTGCAGTAGCGGCAATTTGGCTATTTTTCCTATTTCTCAGCAATACCTTTCAATAGTTTTTGGTGTTTTCAGTTTCTCTCCTTTTGTTCTTTTTATAAATGGTGTAATTACGCCCCTAATCCATAAAATTTCTCTAATTGCTCACCCCACAGCATCGGTATTTCTCTTAAATCCACTAACCTCAAACCCCTTGGCTGCCTCCCATTTACTATATCTTCTTTAATTTTTGGTGCTAAATAATTTAATCTTAAAATTTGTTGTATACGTCTTGTACCTATATTAACTTTAGCACTCAGCTCTTTTATATTTGCGTATTTTCCTTCCTCTAGCTGACGTTTCCATAGGTGAGCCCTCACCACTGCTTTCAGTAATGCATTGTTTGTTTTCCCCTCTGGCTCTACTACTGTGCATTTGTTTCCTTTCTTTTTTATTGGTATAAATTCCACCTTATCCTCTGAGCTCACCTCTATTCCATCTTCTTTTACCATTACTCCCTTTATTAACTTTTTCACTACTTCTTTCTGTTTTCCAAAACTTAAATTTTTCCATTCTTCTCCACATTTTTCATATAAATCTTCTGCTCTTTTCATCACTTCTTTTTCCACTTTTCCTGCTACTACTGTTCGATTTACCGATTCACAACTTTTTCCTCTTAAATGGTTATTACATATATAATATCGGTACCTTTTATTCTCTTTTTTTGAGTACGTCAAAGTCATATTTACATCACAGCTTTTGCACTTAATTATTCCCCTAAGCAGCGCTTCCTCATATTTTGCTTTTCTATATGGCTGATTCCTTATTAATTCTTGTGCTTTTTGCCACTTTTCCTCTTCTATTATTGCTTCATGTTTTCCTTCATACTCTTTCTCATAATGCCGTATTTTTCCCATATATATTGGATTTGTTATTATTCTCCTCACCGTTGCTTTTTTAAAGATATCAAACCTTGCTTTCGTTCTGTAACCTTGACTATTTAACTCCCTTGCCAATTCTGCCATTGATTTTAGCTCCATATACCTCTCAAATATATGTTTTACCGTCTTTGCTTCTTTTCCATTTATTATTAATTCCTTATCTTTCACATCATACCCAAGCGGTAAAGTTCCACCCATCCATAATCCTTGTTCTTTTGATGTTGCTATTTTATTTTTTACTCTTTCTACGATCATTTCTCTTTCTAGTTGCGCTGCTCCTGATAATACCGTTTGTACAAATTTTCCCATTGGTGTGTTATTATCAAATATCTGCGTTACTGCTATAAAATTTACTCGGTGCCTTCTAAAAAATGATGTCACTTCTATGCTGTCTTTTGTTTCTCTTGATAGCCTATCGAGCGTATATACTACTACACAATCTACTTCTCCTGCCTTTACATCTTCAAATAATTCTTTTATTGCTGGTCTTTCTAAGTTTTTTCCTGAATATCCGCCATCATCGTACCTTTTTGCCAATGCTACCCATCCTTCTCGGCTTTTTATATATTTTTCACATGCTACACGTTGCGCATCAAGACTATTAAACTTTTGTTCTAGACCATCTTCATTTGATTTTCTCGTATATATTGCACATCTTACTTCTTTTAGCATTCTCTCTCCTCAATTTCCACTTTTGTCACGCATCCCGAATAATAAAGGTCCGTTGTAGCTCATTCCCATTATTTTCCCGGCTACTGCTGACAATGACGTATAAAATTCTTCTCTGTAGATTAAACCCTTATCTGTTACCATTATTGCATGTGTTTCTTCACCCCTTTCTAATATCAGCTCTGTTCCTGCTACTGGCAGTTTATCGCTACTTATTCTTTTTCCCTTCTCTAGTCGATCTGCTAGATATTCTAGTCTTTTTGCCCCCTTTCTTGATATTTCTCCATGCACTTTCTCCTGTAACCTATACGCCAATCTTGGTATCAGGTACTTCTTTGAATGTCTAGGTGCCTCTTCCCCATATACCTTCTTCCATATTTTTCTCATTTCACCCAAAGGTTTTTTCTCTAAATTCATTACTTTCTTTTCTATTTCTTTCTCCATATTTTTAGCCCTTCATAAATAGCTTTTCAATTCTGTCTATTTCTTTCTTCAATATTTCAGTGATCTCCTTACTGTTTTTCGCATAATCCATTGCTGTCATTCCAAATTTATCCGCTTGTTCTATTTCTCCTCCAGCCTTCACTAATTCTTTCACTATCTCTTTTTCGCCTATCATGCATGCAAGGTGCAGCGGTGTGCATTTATTTCCATATTCTTCCGCATTTACATTCCCTCCTGATTTTATCAATTCCCTCACGATTTCTAGACGTTTCTCCGTTACCGCTAGGTGCAGTGCTGTGTATCCTTCTACATCTTTAGCATTCACATTCGCTCCTTTTTCGACTAATAATCTCACTGTTTTTGCGTCTACTGCATAATGTAGTTCCCTTTTCGTCTCTTTCTTTTTAAATGAGCTCTCTAATAGAGATTTCTCTTTCTTACCAAGCTTTATCATAATCTACCCCTACCTTTCTTTAAACCTAAGCCTTCCTTTTCACCACCTCATCTATCATCTCATTTACTTGGCTCATTATTTTGCTTGCTAAATTTTCACATTCTTCCTTTATTAGTGATTTGTCTCTCTTTCTTATTTCTCCTATCTCTATTATTTTTAGCTCCGGCATGTAGCTTCCATTCAACATGTCTGCTATTTCTCCCACTAGCCCCTCTATTCCATAGCACGTCAGTTCTCTACTTTTTGTTATTCCTCCTTTTTCTCTCAAAAATTTACTTGCCTTTTCACTCTCTTTGCTATCACATAGGCAATACTTTTCACTTTCCCAGATGTAATACATTGGTGTTGCACCATACTTATTCAGTTGATTAACTTCAGCTCCGGCCTTCACTAGCTCTTTTATTATTTCAACTCCTGCTCCTCCTATTTTGCACGCAGAGTGGAGTGGCGTACATCCAGTGACATATTGAGTAGCATTTACTTCCGCTCCTTCTCTTAGCAGCACTTTTACATTTTCTAAGCTTTTCGCAAATACTGCACAGTGCAGAGGTGTATAACCATTTTTATCTCTTGCATTTACCTCTGCTCCTTTCTTTATTAAGAACCTCACTGTTTTGTAATTGGAGATTTCTACTGCTTGGTGTAATATCGTCTCTCCTTCTTCATTTCTTTTATTAATATCCTTACTTGATACTTCTTTACAAAACTTACTAAAAGATTCTTTGCTAAACTTCATACTTACCTCACAAAATTAGCTTTTCTAGCGCCAGACAAATTTCTTATATTTACCTGCCGCTATTCAAGTCATGTCCTTTTTAGCATGAGAAAGCAAGTCCTTTTCTTTTTATTTCATACATTTTAACCTATTATTAATATAATATATGAGGATCTAAATATAAGTATTTAACTTATTATAGATATTACTTGACTATTTTTCCAACTTCTGTGCAAATGTCGATGTTCGTGCCATTTCAGTACTCCCGGGTAAAACACTAAAATGTGCTTTTCTAATTCGTGTATTGAGTCTTTTTGCTCTGAATATAAGTCGTTTTTATAGTAAATGTTGTGTTCTGCTAAAACATATTTTCTGACCTTCTGATCTGTATAATTTTCTACTTTGTAACGATGGATAATACTGAATCTTTCTAAAATTGGCTTGTGTTTTAAATTCCAACGTTGCCCTGAAAGTTTATCGTTTCCCAATACAAATTTATTTCCTTTTTCTTCTACGCTACTTACTGGAAAGCACCCATTTATTTCTCCTAATTTCCAGCTATCTGACAGTACAATCTGTGCTTTGGCAAACTTTATTTCTGGTAATAAGCTCTGTGATAGAGGATATAGTGCTTTTAAGTTGTACCACTGATGACTTCTTTCATAAATGCCTTTGTAATCCTTTGTATGAGCCTCTGTTTCTCCAAGTACTGCTACATCTAGGCGATATATATCATTGCTTAAAGCTCGTTCATAATGATCGCGTAGATAGTTTTCTATAATCCTAATAACTGGACCACTAGACCTGAAAAAATTTACTCTTCCAAATGATAACACTGGTCCATCTTTTTCTATTTTTACCCCTGAATAATCAGAAAGAAGATCTCCAAATAAACTCTCATCCAATATAAATCTCTGCACATTATAATAATCGTTAAAAATCCTCATCAATCTGGATCTTACAGGCAGTGATAGTTTTGCAAGTTCTACTACTGCATCTACGAAGAAGTCATTTGGTACCTCTTTTATCCCTACTTGCAACTCAAAAAAATGTTTACCAGGTGGTTCTTCAATAATTTTAATATCTTCTATATTTGCCCATTTTAGTGCTATTTTTAGTGATGCTGGAGTTCCTCGCAGTCTTTGAAATTTTACTCCTTCTATTACGGCTTTTCTTCTATCTTTTACCCAACGCAGTATCTCTTCTAAACCATATTCTTCTATTATCCACGGCAATGTTTCTTCTTTAAGACTAAATTTAAATCTCCTGATGCAACTTGGATCAACTTTGTAATCGATTGCATCAACCAATGCTTGCTCTTGCTTTGTCGCGTTTGGGGGTAATAGCATTACTCAATCTTTAAATTTCGCAAATTTGCACACTCGTTACCTAGCACCACAACATCCTCTTTTGGCTCGATTAATTCTACGTTTTCTACACCATCTACAAATAGATTCGCTATTATCCACGATCTTGTTACACTCCACCCTAATCTTTTTGCTAATTCAAACTTCTCAATAAACTGCTTCTTGATTTCCTCCTTCGATATTACAGGACTTATGCTCATTCTGCTGTGAATATCTATTTCCGTAATATTGCAACCAACTACTGTTACTGTATCTGTTAAAACCCTTATATCATCTCTAGTAACCTGCTTTTTTACAATTTCTAGTAGCTCTTCTGACAATATGCCAGTTTGTGTTGATAAGATTGAAATTTGTACTTTTCCTGGTATAGGTGATTCTACTAGTGCATCTTTTACTCTACTATCTGCTGACAGTGCATGATATTTATAATATTCCTTACTTCCTCCTGTTGACCAACCTGCTATTTTTGCTTTTACCCTCTTTCTAAATCTTTCATCCTCTTCTTCTTTTTCTCTCTCTACTCCATAAAATTCAGCCAAATTATCAAGATCTTCTCCCTTTGCAAATTTCAGTAAATTACTCTTTACTGCTTCGTTCATCCTTTGTCTGAGCAAAAGTTCTCGCCATGCTGCTACCTCCAGAATCTTTATCGCTGGATCACTTTCCACCAATCCTGTAAAGCTTGCATCCCGACTCACTAACTCTTCTTTCATTCTGAAAAATATTTCCTCAAAGTTCAGTGGTTCGATAATATTTGGCTGCTGCATTTTTAAACAACTACTCCATTAATATTTATGAACTTACCTTCTGAAAGATAGACACCTTCTAAATTCAATGTTACTCTCCCTTCTTTTACTTCTGTTATCTTTACTTTTTCTAACTTAAATCTCTTCTCAAATTTCCCCAGTGCTTCTGCTGTTGCTGCATAGATTTCCAAAGTTAAATCTCTATTTATTGGCTTATCTACTAATTCAAATAGTCTTGACCCATAATCTCTCCTCATTACTCTGCTATTAATAGGGGTAGTTAAAATATCTACGACAGATTGCTTTAAATGCTCTATTCCTTCTAACGCTTTTCCTGTTTTAGCATCCATACCCTTCATTTCTATTTTGCAAAAACGCTTTCACTGCCTTTTATTACTTTAAACCCACATGAAACTATATCTCCTACTCTTCCTATACTATAGCCATTCGCAAACACTGTTTTTGACCCTTCAGTTAATGCTCTTCCTTCTGTAAAATTATCTCCTTTACGGCAAACTGGCTTACCATTTACAAAAACATTGTTACTGCCACTAACGCAAAAATGTGGTGTTGCTTCTGCACAATGATCTCCTACTCGCACAACCGATTTATTCATCAATTAAGGTTTATTTTATCTGCCTTCAATTTTATTCCACTTTTTGTCATTTCTATACTTGATTCCCCAGCTTTCAGTGTTACTTTGTCCATTACTTCAATCTCCAAATGATGCTTCTCTTTATCATATAACAGTCTTGTTCCATCCTGAAACTTCACACTATTTATTTCTTTTTTATTCTCTGGTGCAGAGTACTTTTGTTGATATATTCCAGGAAGTACTACTCCTAAAGATAATTCTCCCAGCGGGGAAAGTATAACTACTTGCTCATCAATATCTGGCGGAGACCAATCTCTATCTTTTCCTGCTTTACTTGTTATCCATGGCAACCAATCTGTTAAAAATTCTCCTATTTTAACTCTTACTTTTGCTTTTTCATAATCTATTTCTTTTACCACTCCTATACGAATAACGTTTGCTAGCTTCCTATTCAGCTCTGAAATCGCAAAACTATGATCCAACATGTACGTTACCTATCTCTATAATATGCGGCTTAATTCCAGTTTCTGACCACACTGATTTACCAATATGTATCTCATGAACCCAATCAACTACCCAAACAAGATACGCATCTAATTCTGGCCTAAATCCGTCAATTTCCGCAGAGATAAATTCTCCTGGTGAAACATTTTCCACATTCCAAGTATTTTTATTTACTACTCTCGCAACCTCAGCAGCTAATGTTCTAACAATAACAGGGGCATTTTCTATTGTGCTATCAATCACAATTCTTGCTTCAAATCTTGCTTTCAGCGCTAATTCTTCTGTTCCAGGATCATGTCCTTTTTCAAATCCGCTAAGTTCCACAAACACCGCTGGCGCTAATAATTCTTTCCTTATTGCTGGATAAATTTCGCACGTCTGTATTGCTGATATTTCTTCTTTTAACTTAGTGCAAATTGCTTTATGTAAATCTTGCCAATTCATATAGGTGTAATGTAACTTAATTCGCGGTGGAAGAATTTTTCAAATACCTTTTCAACTTCATAATTAACAAAATTTTCTATTATCCTTGAAGCCTCAGGTTCGAGTGGCAACTTAACTTCCTTTATTGGCAATGCTGCTCTTCCTTCACGTTTAAACATACCGCTATTTCCTTTTGGCATAACTGCTGCAAATCCTCCTATAAACTCATGCTTTCCTACTTTCGATCCTCTTCTTGTTTTTTGTATTTTGCCAATTGTCGATGCTCTAATGTCATAGAGATTTGCTCTAATTAACACTTCTAATCTGCTAGTTTTTGCCTTAAAAATTCTTAATCTCTTTCTTATCAAACTTTTCTTTTCCTCACTGATTTTCTTAGCTGCTTTTGATTTTAGCCATAGTGCTGTTCTGTTTAACGCTCTCACTATTGCTAATTCTATTTTTTTTCTTTTAGCATTTGCACTTTCTATTACCTCAACTTCTATATGCACAGACATTTTACACCCCAGACGCTTCGATTCGCCAGATCATTCCAGATTTATCTCTAAGTGGTAGTGAGTGCACCTTATACTTACAGTTACCAATAACGAAGATATCTCCTACCATTGGCTTTAATATATCAAAGACACTCACCTCCAAAATCAACATCTCCCCCACAAATTGTCCTTCACCAATCTCGTATAATTTATCTGGCTGTTGCTTTAATACTTGTACCATGTACGCCTTATTTTTCGACTCATACAAAGCTACTTCTCCTAAATGGGCAAAACAATCTTCTAATAATCGCTTAATATTCTCTTGCATATCTCTTTTTGATATACTAACCTTTACATGCTAAGAAAGCGCATACCGGTAGAGTCGTTCTGTGCCTCACCTACCTTGTAGTTACTCTACCAGTATGTTAAGCTATAGCGACTTTTACTAATACGCCAGGTCTATGGCACATTGGCAGAGGATTTGACTGCGTATGTAAATCTGTTCCTCTATCAAATCTTCTTGGCTCTTGTTTTGCATATAGTGGCTGTCCTAGTGTATTTACTGTTTCATTAAAATCTGCTGGTGCAAAATATGTTGTAAATGTGCTCGCTGTTCCTAGTGGAAAACAGTGCCCTGTATCTTTCTCAATAAATCTTCTCACCGTTCCTTCAGGGTCAGTTGCTTGCCCTCTATATTCCTCAAACGTTATTCCACAGAACGTAAACCCTGACCTCATATCATTCCGAAGCGCTGCTCCTTCTTGCCATCTCTCATATGCTTCTTTCACTTTAGTATGAGAAGTAAGTGCATCAAAAAACTCAGGGCTTATGAGTGCATGAATTCCCGTCATATATTCACCACTTAAGTTGTCTTCAATATGTCGCAATACTTCCAGACACTTACGCTTTACATCAGTTGTTGCTGTTCCAAGGGCAAAATTTACTACTTTTGGCGTGATTTCAAATTCGTTGTACAGATTTAATAATTCACTGCCATCTGCGTCCAGAATTATTCCTTTCAGCGCTCCCATTCGCAAATGCTCTAATGTTATTGCGTGCTTGTTTCTCATTAGCTGTAAATGGTCAGTTATTACGTCTGCAAGCGCTTTAAGTTCACTCTCTGATCCAAATGCCCTTATTCCTTGTACTTCCTCTGGCAGTACTACATCATCATGTGGAATATGTGGAATCGTAAACGTTCTTACCTTTCTTTTTCCTCTTTTTCCTACTGTTGCTGGCGCCCCTGGAACTTGCGTTGGTAGTAAACTTAAAACTCCGTTATGTTCTTCTATTGTAATATGTCTAAATCTTACTGACCTATTTGGAAATAAATTTAAATTTTCAACCCGTCCATAATTTATCGGCAATATATTCATCGCATTTGTTAGTGCCGTCATGCTAAATGCTGTATTTGTAAATGGATTTTGCATTCTTTTTCCCCCTTATTAATTTAAGTTACACTCCCTTGCGGACAATGATCCCTCGTCCTTCAAGTTGCTTTATTGCTGCAGCTTTTTGCTCTTCAGTGATACCTGCTGGCCACACAACTGCATGATCTGCTAGTATTGCACCACGAGTAATAATTACTGCTTTGGAATTTTCTGTCGCATTTACATCACTTACTATTGCACCTATTGCTGTTTGTGTGCCATCTGTTCCAACAGGATTAAGTACTCTAATAAAACCATCTTCCGTCTTTTTGGCAACTACTTCACCAAGCTTAAGATTTTGACCTTTAGCTACTGTTATTTGATCTCTTGAATATAGGTTGGACACTTCATATTTCAGAAGATCGCCTAAATTATTTCCTTCAGTTATACTTATCATGTCTTTTTCTCTCCTTTTTTTATTTTTTTACCGCCGTGTTTATAAATGCTATACACCGCAGTTATTACCTTATAATTAGCCATTATGGCACATTTTGGACACTTATTTACCGCAGAGCACTATATATGGCGGTTATAAAATTTAAATGCACCGACTTTTCGCTACCTGTGTCATCAAATCTTCCTGCGAATTCTGTGGTATTGCACTCAGTATCTCTGTCTTTTTCGTTCTCTCTGCAAGTAATTCCATTAAAACTTCCCTCGCTTGCTCAATACTTACACCCTGCTCAATAAATTCTCCTATTTTCTCTGGCATTCGTGATAAGTTACATAAACGTATTAATTCAACAATTTCAGTACGATACTTAGTTAAATTATCAGTTTCTAGGTCATCAATTTCTAGGTCAGTTGTAGTTTGTTTATTCATAGTATTTTCTCCTTTGTTAATAAATTCAAAAAATGTTGTAACTCCATCTGCAAGACCTATTTCTACTGCTTTCTCGCCAAAATATAGACCTGCTTCTGTTGATCGAATCTTTTCAATTGAAAGACCTCTGTTTCTTGCTATTAGCTGCACAAACATTTCATATAGTCGGTCTACTTCTTTTTGTAAGCTTTCCAGACTTTCAGACGTCATTGGCTCATGTGGATTTAAATCATTCTTTCTCTTGCCTGCAAAAATAGTTGTGTATTTTATTCCTTGCTTTTCATCAAAACCGCTTTGGTCAATGTGACTTGCAATAACACCTATACTTCCAACACCAGAGGTTCTACACACAAAAACCTTTTCAGCGCTTGAAGCTATAGCATATGCAGCAGAGTACGCATCATCATTTGCTATCGCTATTATCCTCTTTTTTCCTCTTACACCGTAGATAAAATCAGCTAGATCAAACACTCCATTTACTTCTCCACCTGGACTATCTATGTCAAGTAGAATCGTCTCTATGCTTTTATCTTCTAAAGCACTCTCTATCTCTTCATGAATATTTTCATACGAAGTCATATCTAAAATATGATCAAAAGCTTCTGTTTTTTTTGTCAAAACTCCATAAATACGTATTATTGCTATTCCTTTTGGGTTTATATGAAAATGCTTTAAGTTCTTAAAGATAGGTTGTTTGCTATTATATAATGATAATAGTTCAAAGCTTCTTCTCTCTACCATTACTGGTTTATTTATCCACATCACCTTCCTTCCCTTTTATGATTAATGTCAGAATCGAAACAAAGTCCAAAAGAATCAGCTCGCTTTTGATCTTCGGCAATCTCTTGATCAATTTCTTCAACATCGTAACCCAATTCTGAAACAACTTCTGAGCGACTCTTGAAGCCATTTCTTACTGCCATCTGTTGTGCTTGTTGATCTTTCAGTGGATCCACCCAATCAAATCCCTGTGGTATCCATTTTACTTCTTCTTTCGCTGCTTTTGCCACTTTTTCATCTATACGGAGTTCTCCACAAAGTACTGCTAACTCTAGCCATCTACTCCATACTGGTCTACAAAATTGGAATACCATAATGTTATGTTGCAGCATAGCGCATCGACGACGAAACTCTATCAGTCCTGCTCTGATTGATGAATAATTAACACCGGTTAAATCTCCTGTTAGTTGTTCGTATGTTATCCCTGTGCCTATTGCTATTGCCCTCAGTTGCTGTCTCATGAATGCTTCATAACTTCCTCCAACATCAGACGGCTCTGAAAATTTTATGTCTTCTCCTGGGTCTAAAAGCTGCATTGTTCCAGGTTCTAGGCCAGATAGTGCTACTCCTTGCTCATTACTTTCACCTTCTCCTAAAATATTTGCCTCAGGATCGAGTCTCGTAATAAATCCAGCAAACATTGCTGCAGTTTTCTTTCTTACCAGCTCCGCATCATCGTACTGATCAAGCTCATAAAGCTTTAGCAGTATATTAGAAAGGCCAAGGTTCTCCTCTATTTGTCCAGCCTTAAAGATTTATAGATATGTAAACATCATTTGCCGGTACTCTAACTGATTCTCCAAACGAACCTTCACCTGGGTGCTCTCTAAATAAGTAATAAGCTTCTCTTTGCCCAAGTCGGTTTAAATTCAATGCCACTACGAATAATATTGCCATTTGCAAGTGTTTGATTGCTTTTGTTATCTAAATGCTCTGATTCCATACTTGAAGTTGCAATGGTACAGAAAATCCATCTTCGAGTTTACGATTTCGGAGGCGTACAAAACACTCTCCACCTTCTATCATACTTCTGCACACTAGAGCTGTAATCAATAAAAATCACTTACTCCACTACTGTCTGCTTCATCTGTCCATTTCAGCCATAATTCTTGTACTTTCTTTCGAAATTCTGCATTCTTTGCTTTTGATTGCGGCTTTATTCCTGTTCCAATAGAGTTACTTACTATTGTATCAATAATATTTGCTGCATATGGATTTTTTCTCACCATATCACGTGATCTACTACGTAAAGTTTCAAGGCTTTGAGACAGCAAATTGTTTATACTTCCTAACTCTGGTTGAAAGTGAAAAAATCTTCTTCCTGAACCTGCTGTATCCCACGCTGAGCTTTTTATCTTTGGTTTGTTAAATAATTGCTTGAAGGTTTTTAGCAGCATTTATAAAATTCCTTTACTCGTTGAAAAAACAATTTTCCTCTTTGGCCTCATGCCTGCAACTTTTAACTCAGCCTTAATTCGTTGTCTTAAATTCAATAAATCATTTATTTGAACTTCCCCGTACCTCACAACATGGTCACCATATGCAATTGAGACAACTCTTTCTCCGCTTTGCAGTTTTTGAATTGCTTTCTCAACTTGAGTTAAATATTCTTCACTGTACATTTTGATTACCAAGCCACTTACTCTGTATTACTTTTTTAGGCTTTTTGCTTTCCATTTTTCCACTCAAACTATTCCATTTACTCTCTGGCCAACGATCAATTCCAAGTGCAATAGATGCTGCTCTCGCATAAATTCGGCAATCTAGCACTTCATTTCTTTCTCTTACCTTTTGCCACTCTTGTTTGGTGTATCCTTTTACCACTTTGCTGACTAATTGCTCTGCCGTTAGCTGCTTAAAATATTCAGGTGCATACTCGGGAAAATGACAGTATCCTGCTGGAGCTTCTTCACCGTCCTTTAAAACATTAAGTAATTGAAAAAGTTCTGACTTTAATATCGATACTCCTACTGGCCAGAGCTTTATTCCTCTTTTCAGCTTTTGACCACCAACTGTTATATCAACTCTACTTGGGCTGCTAAGTGGCACTAGAGCTTTATTTACACCTTTGACTGCCATTACTCTTCCAGAGCCCTGATGACCTCTTACCCAGTTGTATACTTCCTGCGTTGCATACCCTGCATCAACCGCCATCATGCTTATCATATATTCAAGCCCATTTTCACCAATAAAATGATGATTTAAAAGCTCAGAGAGTTTTCCCCATACTTCCCTACCTCCTGTATCTCCTTCAAATACTCGGTAGTCTATTGACCAACTTTCACGGCTTTTTCCCCATGCTACAACTTCTACTTCTAACCGATCTTTTTGGACATCTACTCCTGCTGTGAGAACCACTTCACCTTTTGGTACTGTGCCTACGGGAAAAAATTCTCTCCTGTTAAATAATTGCTTCCAATCAGGTACTTCTCCTTTATCTACCCAAGTTTCTCCAAGCGTAGTATTTATCCAAACTTTCAGTAATTGTTCACTTTCTTTTGCATGCAGAAAATCCTCTACTGCTTGTTGGCCAACTATTACCACCCAACTGGACTATAAAGACTTGAAAGATGAAATCCTTTTTTCTCCCCTTCTTTTGCCTCTGTAGCTCTCCATTCTCCACGTTCTAGCATCTCTGTCTTTTGATGATTTTCTATTTTGCCGCTACATTCAGTGCAGACATAATGTGCTGTTCTTGAGTCGTTATTTTCCCATTTTATTTGTGACCATTTTAGAACTTGATAGTAATTACAATGCGGACATGGTACAAAAAAATATCTCTTATCTGTTGCTTCAAATTCTTTCTCAATTCTGCTTATTCCATGAATCGTTGGCGTTGATACTAAAAAAATCTTTCGACGTGCAAATGTATTAGTTCGAGCAATACTGAGCAGTACTGGATCTCCTTCTCCTCCTGAATCTCCTGGGTAGGCATCTATTTCATCAAGAAAGAGATATTTTACTGGCATGGATCTTAGTCCTACACTGCTATTTGCTCCGGTTATTACTACTATTCCACCTGGAAATTCCTTACTTTGCACAGTATTGCCTGAATCTCTTGACCTTGGGTCTTTTACTTTACTTTTTAAACATGGTGTACTCTCTATTAACGGCGCAAATCTTCCTTTTGACCAACGTTTTCCCATTTCAACTGTTGGCTGCACAACTAACATTGGACCAGGAGTCTGATCTATAATATAGCCAATC